AATTGTATTGAATATCAATAAAATATGTTTTTTATCGTATCAGTTATTAAACTACCATTTTACAAGATTAATTCAAGAAAATAAACAACTTCCTGAAATTACACAGAATTTATTTTATCAAGCATGTTCTGCTGTTTCTGTTATGAAAGAACGCAAAGAAAAAATAGATACTACCGATGAATTATACATTAGTTTTTCACATTACAAAGATCATTTAGGAGAACTACCTTTTCGTGATAGAATGGGTAATCTCATCAATAACTTAAACAAACAACAACTCACTATGACTGAAAACCATTTGAAATTGAATTTTTATAAACGATTTCATAAGTATTTAGAAATAAAAACAGGAGAAACACGAAAATCAGTTATTTATAAATGGTTGAAGGATATTTATGCAAATGAATACAGTGGGAATAATTATTTTATAAAATCTATGCGTGAATGGTTAAAATATCCACCTACCGAATTCAATATAAAAGCACATTCTTCGCACTTTGTAAAAATATATTACAAAATACTAAAAACATTTGAACAATACCCTAATTCTAAACATATTAGAACATTTAATTTATTACCTACTAAAAACTCATTTACTCTTTCTACAATAGAAATATGCAGTAGTTGTCTAAAAGATATTATAGGATATTTTACAAAAGAACCTCTACCGGATGATTTCAAAGACAATAAATTAGTATACTGGTATGAATTTTTCAAAATAGAAAAGTTTGAAACAAAACAAAGGAAATTTGCTAATACTATTTTTACAGATGGTAAAATCGCAGTTATTAGATTACGAAAACCAAAAGTAGAACTATTGAAATCAAAAGACATGAAAAAAATTAAATACGAACAATATGTCGGTATAGACCCTGGTGTAAGAAGTTTGCAAACATCGTGTAATGATGCTGGTAGAGTTTTAGAAACAACTACACCAAAATATAGACATGATTGTAAAATGAAATATGCATGTAGAAAACGTGAAATGTGGTATAAAGGATGGGAACATTATGAAATGTGGAGAAATATACCCAGTTTCAAAACAACTAATTTAGAAAAGATGAATATGTATTTTGAATATGTATATCCAAATCTAAATACCATTTTCAAGTTTCATCTATATAAGAACTTTCGTGGTTTATCATTTCGTTCATATTGTCGTGGTAAAGCAACTATGCATAAACTATGTAAAACTATTGTTGAAAATAAGAAAACATTAGTCGGTTTCGGTGATTTTTCACAACAACACGGTTTAGTAAAGAAACACCCAACAGCACCTATTCAAAAATTTAAGCATGAATTAAGAAAATACTGCGATGTCATTGATATAGACGAATGGGGAACAAGTAAAACATGTAATTTATGTATGAAACCAATAGAATTATACAAAAATAAAGTAATAAGAAAGAAACGGGATGGAACATATACCAAAGCAAGAATATCTCAAATCAATAGTGTAATCCGTTGCAAACTCAACGAGTGTAAATTATGCTGTATGGATAGAGATATTAATGCATCAAAGAACATTTTGCTTTTACTGCAATTACAACAAGCAGGAAAAAAACGACCAGAATGTTTTAGTCCAAAGAATATGAACGACTATGATACTCCCTTATGGGAAGATAAGTATGTCGTGGCGTGAAATCCGCAATTACCGTTTGTTTATTTTTTAGCGTCTATAATGGGCGTTTTAAATGTGCAAAGGTGTAAAACTCATAAATATACTTTTACAGAATTATAATTTTTGAATTTTATTGAATATTATATAATTATATAATTAATTATTATATAATATGACGACTTCTTGGTATTCTATTTCTATGTCTTTACAAAGTGTGGGGACTATTTTTAATGGATATTTTAGTGTAAATAATAATACTAATTTAGTTACAAGTTTTTATGAAACAATTAATGGTTCAACGAATTTTAACAATAATATTTATGTGAATAATGGTTATTATGATGCAGACAGTTTATTTCTAAATAATAATTTTTCAGGAGGCGGTACAAATATAAATTATATGAATTACTATAGTAATCCGTCTTCACCTAATTATAACTCAACATACGCTTTTTTTAACTTATTCTCATCGGGGTTGTCTCTGGATAACTTTATTGCTCCATTATTAGTAAATGGTTCGCCAGTATTAAGCATTCCATCAGTATTTGTGATACAACAAATACCAGACCCTTCTTGTTTCAATGAAGGGACTAAAATTCTATGTCTAAATAAATTAGGAGAAGAGGAATATATTCCTATTGAAAATTTAAGAAAAGGTGATTTAGTTAAAAGTTATAAACATGGATATAGAAAAATAGATTTAATTGGTAAAAATCCTATGATAAATAATCCAAATAAATTTAATGAATGTATGTATAAAATGGAAAAAACAAATGATAATAGATTAACAGAAGATTTAATTGTTACTGGTGGTCATGCTATATTAGTAGATGATTTAAGTATTTATAAAGAAGAAAATGATTTAATTTTTGGCGGAACACCATTGATAGATGATAAATATTTATTATTATCCGCGGTTTCCAAAGAATTTGTAAAATTGGAAGATACAAATTTATATACATATTATCACTTTATTTTGGAAAATAATGGAAATGATGATGAGCGATTTGGAGTATGGGCAAATGGTATTTTAACTGAAACTCCTTCCAAGAACTATTTTACTAATCATAAATATACTTTATTGTAAATTAATATTTTTATAAAATTATTCAATAATAGCAATAATTCATCTAGGTTTTTAGAAGAATTAACAAAATCAAAATTTACATGCCTTGAAATAGGCAAACCTTGAAGTTTCCTTTCATTTTAGATAGAAATGTGCGGTTTTAAATCTTCAATGGTGTAAATAACTAAACCGCGTGTTTTATATCAAGCAAAAAATTGAAATTTATAAAATTTATTTATTAATATATATTATAACAATTTATAATATATATGAGTAAATACCCAGAAACAGTTGTTGTTTTAGTAACAAGTCATGGAAAAATAAAGGTAAAATCTACTACATTTGAGGATTATTCTTTTCACATACCTGATAATATGTCAATGACAATATTAAATGCAGTCGCACCTGGGATATGTAACTTTATAGAACCGGAAGATTCGGATGATTTTGCCAAAAAATTAATACAAAAAATTAAAGAAGATGAAAATGGTTTGCAACTTTTAGAAAACAATCCCCCTGCTTTTATAAATTCATTAATTAATATACTCAAAGAATATGATATGAAATTGAAAAAAGAAAAAATATACCATAACTTAAGTATTAAAGATGAAGAACATGATATTGACGAAGAAGAATATATTCATCACGATGATAAAAGTTATAATATATCTTCATTTGTTAGCGGCGATGAAGTAACTAATAAAGAATACTCGCGAAATAATTTAACAGAAAAAAATAAAGGTGATTGGGATTTTAAAATTAATGTTATGAATGTCACTGGGTTCCCTGAATTGATAGAAATATTGAAAGGAAGAAGTTATCAAGATGTATATTCAAATGTTTATTTGGAAGAAATTGTAAATTATCTTCAACAACAAGGAGTAAAACATATTGTATTATTTGATTTAACTTGTTCACCGTTTGTGAGTGTACCACAATCAAAACAAGAAGGTTTAATGGATATTGATGATGATAATGAAAGTGATCATGAGGAAAACATAGAAGATCAAAGATTTGTTAGAAGGCTTAGAAGAGATCGTATTTTAAAAAACGATAGTAAAAAGGTTGGCGGGAAACAATCAAAAAAAAAACAAAAAAAAAAAAAAACAAAAACTAGAAGAAAAATAAAACAAACCAGAAGAAGACAAAAACAAACTAGAAGAAAACGTAGCACCTCTTAAATGTGTCTACTTATCTAATTTAATTAAACAAATACCAATATTACCATTTTCATTTAATTCTATTTTATTTCTATGTTTTTTTGTAGGTGCACGATGTTCATAACCTGTTATTCTTTCCTTTTCAATAATATTCCATACATTCTCTATTGCTTGAATATTATTTTTAAACCAAATATTGTTACGTAATACCAAGACACAGCTTAATTTTTCTAATTTCCAATAGTTTGATTTAATGTAGGTCATATTGTGTTGTGGAGATTGGTATAACTCAACCATATCTTCTTCCCATTTCAATATATCCTCCATTTTTACTATGTTCAACGGTTTATAAACATAAAAAGGTTTTGATTCTATCGTATTATGAAAATAAATAATTACTCCTTTTTTATCTAAAACACGTAGATTCGTGTAATGATCTATTTTTTCTAATTCTTCAAAAAACTCATTGGCTGACTCGTACTCAACAAATTTAGTTTCCAAAAAATCACATTCATCTAAGTTACATACCTCCATTTGTAATTGCATTTGAATCCAATACTCTTTTTTTGGAATTCCATTTATTTCACGATTTACAATATTTTTAATTTCCAACATACGTCCAAAACGTTCAGTATTAACGTCTATGTTAATGCCATCAGGAGAAGCCCCTAAAAAGCTATAATAATCATGTTTTATACAACCAAAATCCGCTACTTTTGTGTTATATAAATATTCATATAACATAACAGAAACCGGTTCGTATTTTTGTCCCCAATGAAAAGGCGTATTAATGTTAACCATCGTTGTATTTTTATCATCATATGTTGTTTTTAATGGTTGACATTTTTCATATATTAGTTGATTGATAGTAGATTGACTTTCAAATGCTTTGTAAGCGTTACTTGCAGTAATTAAGTTATGACGAAATTGATACCATTCATTAGTGCGCTGTGTTGGTTGTGGTTTTTCTTTAATGTGTTCAATAATATTTTGAATTTTTTCAATCTTATCATTGCTATCTATTTGATCATTCAAAAACTCATTTTCATCCGGATTGTTTTCATTTAACATAATAGAATTGATAGAACGCTCAGGATAAAAAGTACCAATAAATATTTTTAACGCTTCTTCTAATATTTCATTCAAATCTTCCTCTATCCAATCATTTTTTAAAATATCTTCTTCAAATTGGATATAGAATAATTCTTTAACGTCTTCTAAAAGATTATTTACAAAATCAGGTTCACTAATAGCAGTTGGATTTTCAATCATATAATCTTCCATTAAATATAATGCAGTTTCAATAAATTCTAATGCCTCATTTTCATTAAAAATAAATGGTTCGGGTTCATATTCTTCAAAAATCAATGATTCTAAAATGTTTTCTAAATCAATTAAATCATTTATTTTGATATTATTCATAAAAATATTGTTTATATTATATATTATATTATCTTATCTATAATTATTTATATCAATTTATTTTACTATTACTAACAAATCAATATTCATCTTTTTTGATTAAATTTAATTGTTTTGTAAATAAAAATTTACTAGAATTTGTATTACGTCGTTTAATATTACAATTTAAACATGATATTACAAAATTTTCTTTATTATGCCCTTCATTGTTGTTTATACGATCAACTGTCCATTGTGTTAATTCTCTCACGATTTCATATAAAATATATACTTGGCATTTACAATAAAAACATATCATGTTAACATCAATTAATTTTTTTAATATACAATCAATATTAATAAAAAATAGTTCATTGTATCGTTTTTTCACTAGATCTTGCTGTTTATAACTTGATATTTTTCTCTCTAATTCTTGTGAAAAAATTGTTTTTTCGCGCATATGTACTTCTTCATTCGTTTTATTATAAATTTCTTTTAATAATTGTAGTTGAACTTCATAATTAAAAAATTTTTCATTTATATTATATTTGTTCATAATATCTCTTTTTGTTATCTCGTTTTTAACACGATTTGCTCGTTTGATTAAATATCTATTATGCGTTCCACTAATTAATATATTTTTTTTGGTTTCATTATTTTCATTATTTTCATTGTTTTCATTGTTTTCCATTTCACCTTTATTATATAGTTTATATAGTTATAAATTATTTATTTTTATATAAATTATAACTGAAATTGATATAAAAATAAATATAATATAATATATTTTATGAAAAAGAGTTAAACTTATTACTTTATATTTATATATAATAAATATAAATGGAAAACAATAAAGACAATGAAATTCAAAATATAAAAATAGAGCAAGATTGTTCAAAATCTCAAGAAGAGTGTATTGAATTAAAAAATATCAAATATAAAACTATGTTAATTAATGGTGTTGCACTTAACGAATCAAAAGCATCACAGAGTATACATAATCTAGACAAATTTTTAGAAAATGAAAAAAATAGTAGTGAAAATGAACCTTGGTGTAAATTAAATAAAACAATTAAAATTAAAAAATTAACAGAATATGTATTGGAAGTTTATAAAAAAAATAACAATCTAGACGGTACTGAATGTGATAATCTTATTTCATTTTTGAAGGATTGTTTAGATAGAAAAAAAATACAGCGTATTAAAGATGTTTTATATGATAAAGAAAATGGGACAATAAAAGAGATACCAGCTCTAACTTATGTAAGATCAACAAAGCATTTTACATTAAAAAATATTGAAAAACGAATATCCACATTAAAATCATTACCACAAAATAAATCCAATAAAAATCCTATTAATCATAAAACAATAAAAAATAAAAACGATCATGATGACAACTAACAATATTTTTCAAATATCGTCATTCGTCATTCGTCTTCTTTTCTTTCCAAAAAATAATTCATAATATCTTCTTTAAATATATTTAAAAAATGCAGTGTAGGTACAATAATACCTTTATCATCATAAGTAGTATCCTTATATGGCGAATATTGATATTTTGCTAAAATTTCGGTTCTCTCCATATAGTTTCTATTTTTCTTTTTTCCATGATAATAGTGTCTTATTACACCAGGGACATAACCTAAACGTAATGTTTTCGCATTATTTTGAAATTCTAACATAGTATTGTTATAATCACTACTATATTTACTATTCATATAATGTTGAATTTTATTAATAAATGAAAATGCCATTATGTTATCACCAGAACCAAGAATTCCTACATCGTAAAGCCTGCCAATTTTTTCGTAAGCTTTACGCGTAATTGCCCATGCAAACCCAGGATGCCAATAATCTAATCCCTTACTTACGTATTTTTTATTTTTTGAATAACTGTAACCAAAACCACTGAAAATATTAAGGGTCGTTTCATCTTTATCCATATCTACGGCATGACTAAATATTTGAACAACATCTTTGTATCCATTTAAAATTTTAAGTGTATCTAACACCCATGTATTACTTTCAAATTCAATATCTGCGTCTATCCATGCAAAAGCCTTGTAATTTTTAGGCAATAAATGTTTAACAGCTAAATTAACCATATTTTCTTTGTGCCAAAGTGGTGTAAGTGTTCTAATTTGAAGATGATATGGATTGTTTGGTTTTGTGACAATAAATTTTTGTTCGCCATATGCCATTTCAACAAGATATAACTTTACATTATCTTCTTCATTCATTCTATTTAAAAACTTATTAAATAGTTGATATCTTCTAGCATAAAGACAAGGGTTTGAAATTACTACTATTACATTTAATTTTTCTTCAATAGGATTATTATTATTCAAAGCTTGTTTTAGTTCATTAATTTTAAAATTAATATCGTCTATTTCTATTCCATTAATAACAGTCATTCTTATATATTATAATAAAAAAATATTTATTTGTTTTTATTATAATAATAATTTGATCTATAAATTATAATCTTCAAAAAGATTTATTACATGATAAATATAATACTAAATTTGCAAAGGGTCTGTGAAATTAAATTATTCTAAATATATATTTAGAATGGAAAATACATTAATCGTTTCTTGTATATTTGGAAAAAAATTTAATAAAAGTTATAGAGCACCATTAAATAAAAATTGTGTATTTTTTACTAACAATAAGAGTTTACGAGATGAAATTATAAATAATGGATGGAAATATTTTTATATAGATTTTGAATTGACTGATGATTATATCATTTCTTCATTGCAATCAAAATATATTAAATTTTTAATTTTTTTAAGAGATTATCCAGAATTTAATAAATTTTTAAACATAATTTATACTGATCATAAATTTAAACTAGAAAATACTCATATAAATCAATTTTTATCTATCCATAAAAAAGAACCTACAAAATCAATTATTATAAGAAAAACACCTATGTTAAAAACATCTATTTATGAAGAAATAGCGTGTGCAAAAAGACAAGAAAGATATTTAAAAAATATGAACACAACAATTGATTACATAGAAGATAAAATTGAACAATATCAATTAAATATGAATAATATAAGAATATCAAATACTGGAATTATATTTTATAGTAATATTAATAATTCTTTTATTACTTCAATGTTACATGATATTTATAATAGTTGTACAACTCTTCAACAACCAGAATGTCAAATTTTTTGGGCATTGTATTCTCAAAATTATTTAGAGGATATTAAACAAATAGAATTTGATAAAATAAATCCTTTGTGGAAAGCACCATAAATATTTTTTGATAATTTTATAAGTTATAAATTACAATTTTTATTATTTATAAAAATTATAAATTATAAATATAATGAATCAATTAATTGAATGGAAATGGAGTAAAGGATTAAATTATGATAGATCCAAAAGAGTTAATAAAGAATCAATGGATGATAATTTCAACAAAATAGTTGAAGAAACCGCATACACTACTTCACTGAATCATGACGAAAACACATGGGAAATATTGAATAACAATATTTTTGATAAAGGTTTCATTCAACATAATAAGCGCGAAGATACTGATAAAAAATTGTCAGAGCGCCAAATGATGTGTCAAGTTAATATGAATCCTTATTTGACTAATAACACATATGTTCAAGATTTATCTGTTCATGATCAATTTATGAAACCAATTTCAACAAATTATAGTAAAGAAACTAATGAAAATAATGAAACTAATGAAATCAATGAAATAAATGAAACTTTTATAAACCACAATAATTAGATTTTATTTGATATTTGTATTATTAGTAAAATTTTTGATTGGGTTACCAAAAATTGTTGGAAATTTGAATTCTTTTTTTCTTGTTATTGGTATTCTTAAAAAAAACAAACCTATAATAATAAAAGCCAGTCCAAGATATTCATAAATACTCTCAAAACGTTGCCCTAAAAAAATCATAGCTGCTACCGACTCAATAATTGCACTAATACCATCCCATGCACCATTAACTAATAAAATACTTGATCCTTGCAATGATTTTATTAAAAAATATATAACACCGATGTATCCAGATGTACCAACAGCAAAAGGTAAAATGCCCCCTTCATTTGCAAAATATTGATATCCAAAATCTCCAACAATTTCACAAATAGTTAAAGCCCCTATATCTACAAAACTCATTTTATATTATCATCTTATTAAATATTGTTATAATTAATAAAATATTATTTTTTAATGGAAAAGACTTAAAAATGTTTTTTTAAATTGACATAATATGAATAATATAACAAATTCTATATATACGACACAAAATGACTTATTATTAAATAATTTAATAGATTTTTATAAAAAAGAAGAATACTTAGATAAAATGCTTAAAATAATTACAGGTGATTCAAAAATTTCATTAAGAATTGTTGACTGGTTTGCTACAAATTATGCTAAGAAATATTATACTTTATATACTATTGAAAATGATCAAGGAAATAGTAAACGTTTCAAAGTTTATTTTGATTATAAGCTAAAATTAAAAGCATATAGTAAACGTCGGTTTGATCCTTTTTGTAGATGGGAACGGATAAGTATTCCATATAAATGTGATAAATTCATTGAAACTACGATTGGTCAGCTCAATTTTTTTAAATGGGCTATTGAGAATAAAGTGATAGATTATATTGAAGAAAATTATGAAATTATTGAAAAAGATATGAACACTCGTAATAGCACTTCTAAAAGAAAAGAATTGAAAATAGATAATACAAAAACAAGAAAGAAGAGAGAAGAACTATCCATTTCAGCTACTAAAAGTATTAAAAAAGAAGATGTTGAGATTGTTGTTCAATTCAACTAGATAAAAATATGTAAAGACATACTTATGAAATGAAAATCCAAGATATATATAATTTGTCTAAATGTTGTCTGGTTTTTGTCATATCCCCATTATATGCTCTGTAAATTTCTTTAACATGAAAGAATCTAGCAAAAAAACCAAAAAACATAATAGGAATAAGAAATAACAGTAATAATTTATTAGTTGCATTTGAAAGAATCTTTTTAAAGAATATAAAATGAGCCATGTTAAAAAATAAAACATAAAGAATTGTATGGAACAATACAGAAACAATTATTGACATAAAAATAGGTTGATGTAATAATTGACTAAACTGAAGTTTAGGATTTGTGGTATCTAAATATAATTTTGTAAACATATTATATAATGATATTAGATAATTATTTCAGTTATTTGTAGTGGGCTTTGGATTTATTTTAGAACTTCTGATTGTTATAAACTAATATCTAGATTACATATATTTCCAATAATATTTGTAATGTGTTGGGTATATCTTAATTATTATGAACCATTGTTTTTACCAATTGGGCTAATTGTGTTAATTGCGTACTCAAAAATATTGAAATAATTTAATTTTTAATTGGATTATATTTATATAAATTTAAATTATATAAATATAAACATATTTATTTTCATTAAACTAACAAAAATAAATATTTACATAATTAATTATCAAATGGGAAATACAATTTCAACAAATAAAATTAATTTTGAGGACATCCAATATTCCTTACTTAATAAAGATAAATATATATTAATAAATACGCTAGAAGAATCATCGCAAGGTTGTTTATTGCCTAATACAATTACGCCAGAAAAAGAGACTGAAATTATAAATCATTTAATTCAAAATGGTAAAAAAGATATCAAAATCATAATTTATGGAAAAAATTGTAATGACGATAAAATTTATAAGAAATATAACCAACTACAATCACTTGGATTTTATAATGTATATGTTTATACAGGTGGACTCTTTGAATGGCTTATGTTACAAGATATATACGGAGAGAATGAATTTCCAACTTCAAAAAAAGAACTAGATATTTTGAAGTTTAAACCACAAAAAAAATTGAATATTCAATTATTAGAGTATTAGAAATTGTACTTTCTGTTTATTTCATATTTTTATCCATTTCTAATATTTTTTCTATTTCTTTATTACACAATTCATCTGCTCTTTTATTATCTTTTCTATAAATGTGGCTAAAAGTAATATTTGTAAATTTTAGTTTCATTTCACTTGCTAATTTATGCAGTTCACTTATATTACTTGAATTAACTTTGTATTCACCAGTCATTTGTTTAATAACTACCATAGAATCTCCCTCAACTATTAATTCAATAATATTAAGTTCAATTGCTTTACTTAGTCCCATAATTAAACCCATGTATTCAGCATAGTTGTTTGTTTCTTTATATCCTAAAAATTTAGAACCTGACCATATTTCAGTTTCATTTTTGTACAAAACAGCACCTGCGGCTGCCATACCTGGATTGCCTTTACTACAGCCATCAAATCGTAATAAATAATAGTTTTGTGGAAAAACCTTTGGTTTTTTTTTACTTAAAATTGCAGTTAAGTTTGCCATACTAGTTTTCATTAACATTGCCATTTGTATTTTCTATTGTGTTTTTATTGTTTTTACTTATAATATTAATTAATTTCAATTTTAAATATAATTATTTAATAAAATAATTATTCTATTATTTTCAACATAGAGTCTAATTTTTCAACATCTTTTACTGCTTTTCTATGTAATAAAAGAGATTTATTTTTAGAATAATTAGTAATAAATAAATTGTCTTTACGGTAATTTAATATTCTATTTTCAAACAAATTTTTGGATTCAAACAGCGCGTCTGTATAGTTAAATTTACTTTGCATCATTCTGTAAATAATGCACCTGTCTAAATCATATGCCGCTAAAAGATCTGCTTCTCTTACAATATGATAAGCTAATTGATGTTCTCCAAAATCAGGATAACCATTTATTTTTACTTTTGAATAAGACATTGTTTTTATTATATGGGATACAATTTCTAATTCTTCAGGTGATATATATTCTTTCATATATTTATTCATATTTGCAATTCCATGATCTTCATTCATATATTTTTTATCACACATGTCATGTACAATAGATGCTAAACTAATAATTTCTCTGTGTTTTTCTAGTTGAGGAAATTTTATTACTTCACTTTCATAAATAGTATTTGCATTATTAAATACTTCTAAACTGTGTTTCAGCGAGTGTGATTCATCAATATTAAATTCTTGACTCGTTTGAATAACAAATCTAAAAGCTTGATTAATAAGATTGACAAAATTCATTACTTTCATTTTCAATTTGGGTGTTTTATAATTGAAAATAAAAAAATAAATAAATATACTTTCAATTTTTATTTTTATTATATTATTTATTTATTTTTCAAAATATTATTTTTTGTAAATCAATTCATCAATTTTAACCAACCATTCATGTAAACAATGTTCGTTTTCTTTTATTTTAATATTTATGTTTCCATCTAATTCTAAAACACTTATATTTTCATTTTCTGAAAAATATGAAATCATGTTTTTGTGATATAAATCGCAAGTAGTTAAATAAGACAACGGTATTACATCTTCTCCCAACCGCGACCTTTCATCAATTCTTTCATAACAAACTTCTGGTGATGAATTTACATAAATTACCTTATTGATTGGATAATCTTTTGCAAAACATTCAAACCATTTTGAATAGATTTGATATTCAACGCATTCAATATTTCCTGAATCATAAAGCATTTTTGCAAATACCATTTTATCTGTTACCAAACTACGTTCTGTTATGATAATCGCATTTGGATTGTTTTTGATAGTAACTTTTAATAATGCTAATCGTGAAATGTACGCCATCATTTGGAATGAAAAGGAATAAGTTTTTTGATCTGCGTAAAATTTTTGTAGTATAGTAGTACCGTTTTCATCTTGAATATTTTCCCATTCATCAACGGGTTCTCTTAAAAATATTATAGAATCTGTACAATGACCTAATTCTTCTTTTAAATGTTGTAAAAGAGTTGATTTTCCTGAACCAATATTTCCTTCAATTGTTATAATTTGTGCCATATTATATTATTTATATAAAATGTTTTATTTCTATTATTTTTTATTCAATTTTAATTTTAAATTTAAAAAAAAATTGAATTGTCTGGATGCGTTATCATAAAATATAGAAAACTAATAATTAAAATTAATCAAAATGGCAAGTATCAATTCTATTTCAAAACAAATGTGTATTAATTCATTTAATTTATCATATGATTTATTGAATGAAATCAAAAGTTATTGTTTTTATGATACGAAAACGTGGGAATTAATAAATTTTATAAAATATAAAAAACAAAGAATTTGTCATTTATTTAAAAACGCGACCATTTCAAGGGCAAACCCATATGATTTATTTGTTTATGATGAAAACACCGATCAACAATGGGTTTTCTGGACTTTTGATGAAGATGATGGTCCTAATAAACAATTTCAAGCTTACAATTGTAAATGTTGTGGTAATTACAATGTATTTGAAAATGATATAACATTTTATACTGACAAAATAATTTGTTACTGTACCACCACTCACGATGATATACCAGATTTGATTGATATTACTGATGATGAAGATTTCCACCTTTAGAAAAGGCGGAACAAACCCGTTTGATGAAAGTTCGCCAAATAAAAATGTTTTTTTTTGGCTCCACCTTTTCTAAAGGTGGAAAAAATAAAAATGATATAATTAATCTACATAAAGATAAATTCATATATAACATATTTATTAAGTACAATTTAAAATGGATTTGAATCAAAGAAAATTAATTAAATCAGAATGGGAATCTATTGAAGTCCCATTTTCAAAAAGTGAAATAGACGTTTTAAATTTGATAATCGCTGGTTTCAATGATGTCAATATTAAAATTAACTATAATGAATCACTTTTTACATTTTTAAAAATAGAATACAATACAAAAATGGAAGATTTTATTTATAACAAATATTTGAGAGAAGATATTGAAAATGTGATTGATTTATACAAACAAACTACTGGTAACAGTGATATCAGTAGTTTAAAAATAAATGTTAACAGTGATATTCAAATTAAATCCGCGGATAAAATCCGTCTAGAAAAAAATAATACAGAAAATTTGAAAAATAGCAATATATATGAATATGTTTTACTAGAAAACATTAATAAAATATTAATTGCAAAAAAATATAAAGATGACAAGTGTTTTGTATTAAATTATTTTACACTATACAAGTTATTGAAAAATAACATAACAAAAATAAATAGACATATTATATCTTTTTGTGAGTTTATCGTAAAAACATTTGAAAATAATTTAAATATTATGAACGTGATTGAAAATTCTGTTGATTTAATAGAGAAAAATACGAGTCTACTTAAATATAATGATATGACGTTGTATGAACATCAAAAAGAAATATTTACAATTTGTAAGAATCCTCAGCCTAAATTAATTTTATATATGGCACCGACAGGTACAGGAAAAACACTTACTCCTATCGGTTTATCAGGACAATATAGAATTATATTTGTTTGCGCTGCTAGACACGTAGGATTAGCGTTGGCACGAGCGGCAATTTCAGTAAATAAAAAAATCGCTTTCGCTTTTGGTTGTGCAAGCGCAGATGATATTCGTCTACATTACTTTGCAGCAAAAGATTATAGTGTTAATAAGAGAACCGGTGGAATTAAAAAAGTTGATAATTCAAATGGTATCAACGTTGAGATCATTATTAGTGATATTAAATCATTTATTCCAGCAATGTATTATATGCGTGCATTTAACGATGATGAAAAATTAATGGTATATTGGGATGAACCAACAATCACATTAGATTATAATGAACACAGTTTTCATTCTATTATTAAAAATAATTGGAGTGAAAATAAAATTCCCAATATTGTGTTATCTTCTGCAACGTTGCCAAAAGAAAGCGAATTGAGTGAAACAATTCGCGATTTTAGATGTAAATTTGCAAATAGTGAAATTTATAGTATTATTAGTCATGATTGTAAAAAGTCAATACCAATAATTAACAAAGATGGATTTGTTGAAGTTCCTCACTTTTTAAGCAGTGATTATAATGAAATATTGGAAATTTCGCGGCATTGTGAAAATTATTTGACACTGTTAAGATATCTTGATTTGAATGAAGTCGTAAAATTTATTACATATGTAAATGACATGAATATCAAAGTCATTCCTGAAAGATTCAAAGTAGAAAATTATTTTGAATCGTTGGATGACATTAATATGAAAAATATTAAAATGTATTATATCAAATTACTAAAGAATATAAATCCTACTACATGGGAGAACATTTACTCAAAATTCAAAAATATGAGATTGCCTCAATTAGTAGAAAACAACGCTGTTGATTTAAAGGGAAATAAATTACCTTTGAAACAAAGCAGTTTGGGACCTGGTTCAATTGGTAGTACAACAACAAATTTATCAGGTCAACCATTGAAAAGAAGTTATACCGATACTTCAGTTATTACAAATAAAACAACGATGGTTGCGGGATCTACTGGAACATCTGCTATTTATGTAACTACCAAAGACGCTTATACATTGACAGATGGTCCGACTATATTTATTTGCGACGACATTGAAAAGATTGCAAAATTTTGTATTCAACAAGCAAATATTCCATCTTTAGTAATGGAAGACTTGATGAAGAAAATTGAATACAACAATATACTGAACAAAAAGATTGATGAACTTGAAAAAGATGTTGATTATTTAAAAGAGGCAGAAGAAGCCCGTTTGAGTTCCGGTGCCGACGCAGGAGGTGGCGGCAATAAAGGCAAATCATTGAAAAATGTAAGAAAATTTAATAGAGAAGCTGATAATATGGATACTAGCAAAGGTCAAGTAGCGCGTTTGACGAGAGAAATTGAAACATATAGACAAATGATAAAGAATGTCAATTTGAACGACACTTTTGTACCTAACAAAGTTCATCACATAAAAAAATGGGCTGAAACTATTGGCGTTGATACGACCAATGCATTTACAAGTAATATTGAAGAATCAGTGATCAATGATATTATGTTGCTTAATGGAATTGAAGATACATGGAAAATATTGTTGATGATGGGAATCGGTGTTTTCATTAATCATGAAAATATAAGATATACCGAGATTATGAAGAAAATGGCAGATGAACAAAAATTGTATTTAATCATCGCATCAAGTGACTATATTTATGGAACAAATTATCAGTTTTGTCATGGATATATTAGTAAAGGAATGCAATTAACTCAGGAAAAAATTATTCAAGCAATGGGGCGAATAGGGCGAAACAACATTCAACAAACATATTCATTACGTTTTAGAGATGACGAACAAATTATGAAAATATTTACAGCTAATGCGGAGAAGCCAGAAATTATTAATATGAATTTATTGTTCAACAGCAATAAAGTCATTTGGAAGGATAATCAGTATCTGGAGGTTGAAGTCATGATGTAAAATCGCGTGGTTTGTTTGTTTATAAAAAATAAAAAATTGAAAGTATTTTCACTTTTTTATTTGGAGTGTAGAAAGTGAAAAAACTTACTTGAATTAAAAATGTCAAGATTGAAACAAAGACTGAATAACTCTATTGAAGCTTCTAAAATAGAAATAAATAATGAAAATATAGAAGAAACAAATCGTCTTATACAAAAACAATTATCTGCTGATATGTGTGAAAATTTACCATTTAATCGGGTAACAGTTTATCATATAGAATCGTTTTATAGGGATAATACGAATGATAAATTTGAGTTGAGGGAATGAATAATTGCTCCCGAAGATTCGGGAGCAAACGCTTATACTGTATTAACAGGTAGTATATTTTGATGTTTCTCGTAAACTTTCTCTCGTAAAAATTTATAATGGTCATATCTTTCTTTTAATAATTCAGTTTCATATACTTTACAATTACCCGTAGCAATAGTTTCGGTTTTTTTTTTATCTATAAAAGAATTAGGATTTTTTTGAATGATAGTATTATAAATTCTTATAGTAGGCCAATTTTCTAATACTTTTTCAAAAATAAAAATAACTTCTTCGCCTGTCACGGAACGCTTATTACTTCTCTTATTTTCTCTTCTATCCTTTTTCATTTTAATAAAATCTTGTCTATATTTGTTGTTAGAGTTGTCCATTGTTATATATATATATAATTATGTATTTTTAAATTTTTCTAATAAAGAAAGATAATAATCATATTTTTCTTTTGATGTTTCTGATTCATATATATTTTTTTTATTATTTTTCAGATTTCTTTTAATATTTTTAATAATGTCAATTGTTATATCATTAAAAAGATTTTTTTTATTCCTTTCTTCTATGAAATATTCTAAAATATGAATAGGTTTCCAGTTTTCAATGAATTTTTCTATTACAAATATAATTTCATCTGTCTTAATTTTTCTTTTTGATAAATTAACTTCTTCTTGTGACATTTTATGTTTATTTATTTTTTCTTCATTTCTACAAACTAAATCGCCATTTTTAATTCTACTTACTATATGTCTAGGTAATCCAAGTAATTCTTGAATTTGAATATTTTTTTGACCTTCTTCAATTAATTTTCTAACTTGAATTACATTTTCATCACTAATTCCTCCTTTTGCGTTTCTAATTGAAGTTGACATCTTTTTTTTTGTTTTTTCTGAAAATGATTTACCATAATTATGATTTCCTTCGCCTTTCATTTTCTCTGATTTTTCTTTATAAAATTGGTTATTAAGTATTTCTCTACAAAATTGTTTTTTTATATTTCTTAATTTTAAAGTTTTTAAATAGCCTTCTTTACCATTTTCATTTTGATTTAATTCTGAAAAAGTTTCTATTTTATGTTTTTCTTCATTACATATTTTATACATTTCTTCTTTAATATAATCATCATTTGTAGTTAAAAATGTTTCAAACGCTTCGCATTGGTTGTATTTCACAATTAAATGATTTTTAACCAATTGAATAAATTTTAAATAGTCTGAATTTTTATAAATTTCATATTTATCTTTATGTACTTTACCAAAACCTAAATACCTTTGAATTTCGTGTAATATTTGTGGATGATTTTTTTGGGCAATACTTATTTTATCTTTTTTATTATTTATATCAATAAAGAAACATCCTTCAGCATCAAACAATCCTGAAATGTATTCAATATTTAATCTTAACAAATTTTTACTATCTAAATTACATTTTTTATTATACTCAGAACAAGTTAAATAAATTTGTTCTTTTTCTTCAGTTTTATTTTGTAAATTTGCTAATTTATTGAATTCATACAAACATTGGTATTGTTGTTCTTTAATTATGAATGAATTTCTCAAATACTCTAATAATATCTCATACTCATTATTACGAATAAGTAAATTATATTGATTTCTTACATTGTATTTATGATAATACTCAGATTCATCCATAATATTTATACTTTTATCATTTCTATTTATTGAACTAGTAATACTTCCACCAAAATGATAACGAATAACCTGCAAAATATTTGTTCTACATTGTGTAATTGTAAATCCTGATTGATAACCATCAATTATTTTCCTTATAAAAATGCAACCATCTCCATCTATAAAACCAGCAATATAAGATGGGTGTGGTTGATTGTTTTTGAATCTATTCAAGTGTTTTTGATTGTCTTCTTCCATTTTATTGGTAAAGATTGTATATTGTTATATATACACATTTGTTTAAGTTATTTTTCAATTTTAATATTATAAAAAGTTATAATATTAATTTTTTATGGTGTTATAAAATAAAAATATAAAATAAAAATACACGATATATGGTGATTAATTACTGTATGCTAACCCGCCCCAGCTATAGCATACTTACCCAAATATTTCTATTTGAGCTTGGACTATCCCTTAAGTCTTCATTGAAAGGTGCTAGCTTTCTCAGACCCACTCCATTATAGTCTCTGAACCTTCTCCATGTGCTTGCAATATCGCATTTAGGAGCTTGGCTGCGGATTATCCAATCCTTTTCGTTCTTACTATGCCCTAGGTCATTATCCCGGGTATTCATTAGGTTTTCACTTAATGAAGTAGTAGAAAAGGCTCTAAGGATGTTCCTGCAATTTAGAAATGTTGCCTTCACTTGACTAAATAGTCAAACAAAGACTAGCTGGTTATATGATGTGAATTTTGATGTTTCACATATTTGCTTTACACTGTTTACCCACATTAGGAAGCAAATATCTAATGTGGCAGCCAACTGTTCGGCACAGACGGATAATACAAATTGTACTATTGTATATTTTAACATATACGATGTAATGCCTGACATGATTCTTAACACGTTGTAATTGGTAGCATAAACTCTGACCTTGGCGGTCTTTGTACCTTCAACGGTGGCGTTGGAAAGAACTAGTTGAAGAGTTGCGTTATCAATTCTTGAGAAGTTGCATGTGCCTGATGGTTGGTGCTCTTCAGGGCGAAGGGCAAATGAGTAGACGTTAATACCTTCATCAGGGTTTCTGGTGTGGGATTGGTATGGTTGGACCCATGAGAAGTATGAACCTTCACGCTCTGAGAATCTATCTTGACCGTTAAGTTGTAACTTGGCAGTAACAACTGGATTTAGACCCCAACAATGCATGTATAGGGAGGTTTCAGTAAGAACGAATGTTCCTGCATCAGAGACAGTTGATTCGGCTTTGTAGTTATCACCAAGGGTTGCAAGTACACTTGGATCAACAAGACCGGCTGCAGGATAGTTAATATCAGGACCACCCATATTTGGTTCATTGTATGGATCATTTGGACCGTGCCAGTATCCAGTGAAGTCACCTGGAATATATGCATCTTCAGCACCAGCATCATTGAATAATCCACGGACATCAATGTATGAACGTGAATCACGAGCAAGAGCTGCTGGACCACCAAAAGCATGGATTGCGTTTGGTAGAGCATCAATGGCATCAGTGTAGTTGAAAGGTTGGGCACCTAGAACTTTGAAAAGAAGGGCATCACAAACAAGGGATGAACAGTAATCAACGTTTTGATCAGGTTGAACAACCCAGATTAATTCCTTAACAGGATGGTTGAAGTTAAGTTTAATCTTGTTGGATGATGAACCAACTGATTCATCACCAGTGAATTGTAATTGGGTAATTAAGTATTCGTGAGGGTTTTGTGCCATTCTTCTACGTTCATCAGTATCAAGGAAGACGTAATCAACGTAAAGGGAAGCAGCAACTAAAGATTGGTTGTATGCAATAGTAGCTGGGACTGGTCTTCCAGCACTGTATTGGTTTGCAGCATATCCAGGTTTGTTTGCAGCTACTTCACCACTGTTGCAACTTAGGGTGGTAACAGCCCATAGACATTCATCAATAGGACGGATATCAAGGTTGATTTTAACTTCGTGGTATTGAAGAGCAATTAAAGGAAGGGCAAGACCTGGGTTGGTGCAAAACCAGAATTGAAGAGGAACATAAAGAGTAGTTTCTGGAAGAGCATTTCTTGGGGCACAAACTTGACGTGGTGCTAATGAATCACAAGGTCCATCAACATCAGCGAAGGATGGATCGGTGATGAAGGTTAGTTGAGTGGTGTTACCAATCATCTTGTAGTAACCACGTTCTTGTTCAGAGGTCATAGTAAGTTGATTCCAGATGTGCATCCAGTCACCATATTGACGGTCAATTCTTTGGCCTCCAATTTCAACTTCAACTTGAGCAATAAGTTGTTCACCAGGGAAATCTAACCAACGGGCATAGACTCCTTGTCCTTGTCCAAGGACAAAGGCACCAAGTCCCATAAGTTGGTTGATTTCAGGTAAAGTGACTTGAAGGTAAGTTCTGTAAGCCAAGTCACCATTTCTACTGATGATACATTGGACACGACGACCGAAATCGGCTTGACCATTGAAAGTTTGTTCAATTGATTCAATTGCAAAGTTGGTGTATCTACGGTATGTTACTTTCCAAAAAGTAATTTGTGGGTTTCCTGTAAGGTAAACATCTTGTGCGCCGTAAGCGACTAGTTGCATTAATCCGCCTCCCATTTTTATACAATTGCTAAAGAAAAAAATTTTTGAAATTTTAATTTAATTAATAATAAATTAAATTAAAAGTAATTTGATATTTTAATGGCAAACTATTTGTCTATAATTTTATTCAAATCTAGATTGCTCTTCATAAATTTTAATAGATATGAATCCTCTATAATTTCCCTTTTGTTTTCATGTTTTTTTGTAAAAATGTAAGAAGTGTTCAATTTTTTTATACTCCAACCCTCTTCTAATGCATTATAAATTAAAATCATTTTTTTAAAACTAATTGGATTAATTTTAATATTATTATCATTGTTTTCTAAATAATCTGCTGCTAGATTTATTGTTAAATCCATTAATTATTTTTAAGAAAAATTTTAATTTGTTTAAACTTGTTTATTTTATACCCTGTACGTATTCTTCAAGGATGTAAAATTTAAATTAATATATATGATTATTTTAAATTAAATAAATTTTATGTCTTAATTTAAAGTATTTTATTTGATGCCATCTTTTAAGCCAAAAACAATAAAAAAAATCAAATTTAATAAACAAAATGCAATAACATTAGATAATAAACATAAGGAATTTATTAACGAATTTGCTAAGGATGAAAATAATAGAATACCTATGTTAGAAAACGAAAAAATGCAAATTAAAAATCAACTAAACAATCAAGAAATAAATATTGAGTTGAAACTTGAATTAATGGATAAATTAAAAGAAATTAATTTAAAAATAAAAGAATTAAAAAACAAAAAAAAAGAATATTTTCTAGATAACTCAAAATATATTTTTGAGTATTTTGAAAATAAAAAAAATATTTCTAATGAAGAATCTAGTAATTCAAATAATAATAAAAGTAAAAGTAAAAGTAAAATACTTAATCAATTTTTTAAAATAAATGAACCGATCATTCAAGAAAATAAACATGAGATAGGTAATAATATTGTTCAAAAATATCTTTCCAACATTGACGATATGTTTTTAGACATGAATGCATATATATATCCTACTGATATTTGTAAATATTGTCATAAAGGTGAATTATTACCTTTAGAAGATGAAGGTGTACTTATGTGCAATGCATGTTATAGATATATACCTTATTTAATAGAAAATGAAAAACCATCTTATAAAGAACCTCCTAAAGAAGTCTGTTTTTATGCTTATAAAAGAATCAACCATTTTAAAGAAATATTATCTCAATTTCAAGGTAAAGAAACAACACAAATACCTCACGACGTTATTGAAAATATCAAATTACAAATTAAAAAGGAACGAATTGAGTTAAGTGAAATTACAAATATTAAAACCAAGGAAATTTTAAAAAAATTGGGTTACAATAAATATTATGAACATATACCATTTATAAAAAATAAATTAGGGATTAAACCTCCTATAATGTCTAGTGAATTAGAAGAAACATTGTGTAATTTATTTATTGAATTACAATCACCTTATTCAAAATTTTGTCCAGATGATAGAGTCAATTTTTTGAATTATTATTATACAGCATATAAATTATGTGAGTTATTAGGTGAAACACAATATTTAGATCATTTTCCAATGTTAAAAGATAAAGAAAAACGAGTTGAACAAGATAATATTTGGAAAAAGATATGTGGAGAATTAAACTGGGAGTTTATACCTACCATCTAATTCCACCTTTTCCACCTTTTCCACCTTTTCCACCTTTAGAAAAGGTGGAGCCAAATCTATATTTAAAATATATAAGAAATTGTGCGAAGCTTTTGGCTCAACCTTTCCCAAAGGTTGAATAAGGAAATAACTTCAATAAATTCGTATTATAAATTGAAAAATTTGGATCAGGACAATTGCCACCAAAATTTCCTCCTCTTAAGTTGTTATGTTTTCTAGAATGTCTCTTTCTGTAGATTTTTTTTGACATTCTTCTTTTACTAGTATTGCTTTTCTTTTTGTACATTGTACTTCTTCTTATGGTTTTACGCATAATTATAATATTACTTGATATATTATAATTATTTAATTTAATTTACCTTTTAGAAAACCACTTTTCAAAAAGTGGTGCAAATTTACCTTTTGGAAAAAGGTAAAACCAAAAATTATGGGTTTGGCTCCACCTTTTCTAAAGGTTGTTTTGGCTCCACCTTTTCTAAAGGTGGATTAGAATCCACCTGGGAATCTTACCAAGTTAGCACCGATACCGAAACCAGCACCTGAACGTGCAGTTACTCCCATACTAGGAATATATGTATCAAGAATACTAAATGTAGCAGCAGCAGTTAAAGCAATTAGAATGATTTCTTCAATATTTAAAGAACGTTTTGGAATGGCAAAAGCTGCAATAGCTACCATTAAACCTTCTACTAAATACTTAATGATTCTTTTAACTAATTCACCGACGTTTATTAATCCAGTCATTATATTAAATAAAAAGAAAAAAATATATTTGAAATATTAAAACTTAAAGTTTACTAAATATTATAAATTAAATGAATAGCAAAAATTCTAAGGGGAAGAAAAAGGATTCTTCAAATCCAACAACAAACAAGAGTGGTTTTGAGAGAAAGATTGATAGTCAAAATAATACTAATAGTAAATATGTTGATCTTTTAGAAGAAGATAAACCTATTGCAGGTCAAAAATTTGCTTGTATTTCATTTGTTTCGCCTGAAAAAATTATCAAACAAAAAGAAATGTTTTTTTTTGAGGAATTTCTAAAGAAATGGGATATCAATAAATCAATGGAAAAATTTGTTCAATTTTTGAACTTCGTCTCATATAAGTATCATTTATCATTTGACGATATATCCAATGATTTTAAAGAGTTCGTAAAAGAAGAAAAGGAAGAGTTGGCTAAATCATCCATGGAAGACGACTACAAGACCTTTTTAGATAACAATGAAGAAGAATTAGATAAATTATTTGGAATGACTTGTAATTTCCAAACAACTACAAGAGGGATTAAAATTAGAGGAGTTTACCCAACCATGGAAGAAGCAGAAATAAGATGCAAATTATTAAGAGAAGTAGATCCAAACCATGATGTGTTTGTTGGTCCAGTTGGATTATGGATGCCATGGGATCCTGAAGCTTACAAAACGGGTCGTGTTGAATACATGGAAGAAGAATTGAATCAATTAATGCATGAAAAACAAAAGAATGAGGCCAACGCTAAACAAAATTTTGAGCAAAGAGTCAAAGAAACTAAACAAAAAGCAATTGAGGAAAATATGAAAAAAGCCGAGAAGAGTGGAAACACATTGACCCAAAATATTGACGATGAAGGAAATCTTGTTGGTATTAATAATATGAGTACAAATAGTAATAACAATGGATCAATAACAGCAGCAGATATTCGCGCAGAATTATTTGAAGGTGAAAATATAGTTGTTGGTAAAAGCGATTATGGACAAAGTGAATTAGTTAGCGGACCCTTTGCTTTAAAAAAAAATGCAGATAGTATGGAGAACGTGGATTAAATTAAAAGATATATAATACATTTTTAATATAAATATATTCTTCATAATATATTTATAAATATATAAGTGAATAGTATGAAAATTGGTGTTGCTATTCCAGCTTACATTGGTCACATTGATAGTTTATTTAGATTACTTGATTCAATTCAAAACCAAACACGTATTCCTGACAAAGTTGTCGTGAGTTGTTCATCAACAAAAGATATAGAGTTTGATTCACATTTTGAGAAAATTAACAATTATTCTTTTCCTTTAAAAATAATTACTAGTGACGAAAAAAAAAGTGCTGCACAAAATCGTAATATAGCCGGTTCAATATTGACAGATGTAGATTATATAACTTTCATAGATGCAGATGATATAATGCATCCACAAAGAATAGAAATATTATTGAATGTCTTTCAAGAAAATGATTGTGACATTATTTTACATAATTATTATAATAATATAATTTTTGAAAATATTTGTTTTCAAAAGATAGAATCTAACGAACTTGATGTAAGAATAAATTCTTTAGAACAATGTTTTTCCGGTTGTATTAAGCATAAAATATATTATAATGATAATGAAAAGATACACCACGGTCATGCTTCACTGAAACAATCTATTTTTACCAATGTCAAGTTTCCAGAAGAACCCGAATTTTATAGAAAAGAAGATTGTATATTTTGTTACATAGTATTTAGTTTACCAAATATTAAAAATGCATATATACCAAATGAATTAACATATTATAATCCTTCAAATACTCAAATATTATACTTTTAAACAAGGTGTTTCATTTAATCCAATCGTAATAGGATATTTAATAAAACAATAATCCCGCCATGTAGTATGAAAATTATTGTTTAATTCACACCATTCAAAAAAGAATTTGCCACTTGATATTTTTAATGGAAATTCTTTCCATAATTTATATTTAAAATGGAACATTAAATTCATTATACCCATTTCATTCGTTTTACATAAAGTATATTTATTCATAGCATCTATTAATTGTTGTTTACTACATATTTTTAAAATACTTGTATCATACACCCACATACAATTTAACATGTGATGTGAATCAAATATTTCATCCCCAAAATCAGTTTTAATAAGATCTATTTTTTCTTCATTATCAAAGCTCAACTGATATCTAAAAATTTGGTCGCTTCTAAAATTTGGAGAAGCATCGTTTTGGGCTAAAATGCAGTTATGATACTCAAGATCTAATAAATATTTAACATCATCTAATACACGTATTCCTGCATCTAAAAATACAACTCGTTCCCATTGTAAAAAATAATCATCAAAAACATGTAATTTCTCCCATTGGTTCAACTTATTTATTTCTCTTTTATCACTATTAGAAAATCCATTTGGACCAATTTCATTCAAAAGATGTGTTTTGTCTATTAACGGAAATTTCTTTTCAATAATATTTTGAGTTAATTTATAATGATCTTCCAAGTCAAAATCAATTGTGATCATTACAATTTCTCCATGCCAATTGCCAATTGTTTTAAGATCATTTATTGTTACAATTGATTTATATAAATATGCATTGTCTGTTACTAAAACAAAAACTGTGTTTTTTTCATTGGTGATGTTCTCCATATAATAAATATTAAAACTACTATTTATATTTATTATATTTTAAAAAATATTTTGATTTATATATTATTTTATTTACTGCTTACCATTTCGTTTTCTTAACATTAATTTTTTGACCATTACCTCTTTTTTTATTAGCATTTGGGTCATATTTTTCATCTTCATCATCTGAATTATAATTTTTAGATAATTCCCAAAATTCCTTTGAACCTAATCTAAAGTCATTATGATTCTCAGCTTTATACCAAAAAACTTGGTCTTGTAATTTATTAGATTTAACATTATTATTTATCACTAAACACTCATAGTTTTCTGTACATTGATCCATAACTTGACAAAAAGATTCAAATGTAGGAAACATACCTGCATAGTTATCATATATACGCCGTCTATTTGCAATGTAATTCTCTCTTAGAATGAAAACATAATCTATATTAGTACGAAGTGTTGGTGGAATACCAAGCGGATATTGCATAGTTATTACTAACATGATTTTCCAATGACGTCCATTCATAAACAAAAGACGCATCATTTTATCACGAGACCAAGTATTATCATAAAGACAATCATCTAAAATAACAAAAGCACGAGGATCAATAGTTGTTCGTTTATATGTTTCTATTTCTTTTTTAATTTGTTTTAAAACTGTTCTTTGTCTTTTCAATATATTTTCTATGATAGCAGTATTGTATTCATTATGTATAAACAATCTAGGGACCATCTTACCATAAAACCCATTACCTTCTTCAGTTCCTGAAATAACAGTTCCAATAGGAATATCTTGTTGATAATACAATAAATCTCTTACTAAAAAACTTTTGCCTGTATCACGTTTTCCTATTAAAACAATTACAGGACCTTTTGATTCATTTGATTTAAAACTAATATTTTTCATATCAAATTTTTTTAATTCTAAAGACATTTTTATTAAATTTAGAAAAATTAATTTGCTTATTTATACGAATTCAAATAAGTTAAAAATTCATATTATTTATATATTAATTACCTAATAATATGAATATGACATCTGTAATTAACAATGATAATAATATTAATTATCAAAAAAGAAAAAATATAGACTTGTTCAAAACTTTAGAAAAACCTGAGACATTGTTTCTCTCTAAAACACAAAATTATATACCTATTTATAATAGATTTTTCTCACTAAATAATTCTAATTATAACAGTATAAACTTAAATCACAAATGGTTTTTGTACAATATTAAAAAAAGTATTCATAATAATAGTTGTACAAAAAATTTGTTTCAATGTCGTATAAAAAATATAGAAAATGAGGAAATAAAAACCGAAAATATATTCATTAAATTGGCACCATTATTGGATCCTTATAAATATTTAGTTGGTAAATATACAAATATTTGTGATGAAAAATTATATAATTTACCTAATTTAGATAATAATGACAATTATAATTGTCATACCAAAATATTGGATATGAACAATTCTGCATATATAGATGGTTTTTTTGTTTGCTTAACAAGTATTTTAAAAAATAAATATCAATTTTATCATGGATTAGAATATTATGGTTCATTTCTTTCTATCAAAAATAATTTTGTACTCAATGTATTTGATGATTTAGAATATTTAACTAACTCTGAGTTTTTCAATAAGAATAAAAATACTTTATTTAAAATTGATCAATATGAACATTTAATTAGTAATGAAAAACAAAAATTGGATCCCATTAAAATTGATTATAATTCAAGTGCAAAATCTTATTTATCTTTAAAATCAATCAATAATGAATTATTTGATAATTTGTTTAATGATTCTTGCGAAAAAACTGACCAATATATTGAAAATGATATTATTGAACACAACATTGATATTGATTACAATCATTCAACAACTTTAAAATCTAATTCTAATTGTTCATCCAGATTATCTTATACAAATAGTGAAATAAGTGAAAATATTGAAAATAGATCGGTTACAGACTCTTTATCTAATACTGAAGAGAATAAATCAAACTTTGATAATGATGACGATAATAATGATGATGATGATGATGATGATGATAATAATTACGAGGATGATAGTAGTGACGATGATTTTGATGAAGAAGAAATAAATGTAACAATTAATAAATTTCCGGTTCAGGTTATTTGTATGGAAAATTGTGAAAATACTTTAGATGATTTAATATTGAATAGTAAATTGACAAATAATGAATGGTTTTCCGCGTTAATGCAAATAATAATGATATTAATTACTTACCAAAAAGTTTTTTCCTTTACTCATAATGATTTACACACCAATAATATAATGTATAATACAACCTCAAAAAAATTCATTACTTATCATTATAATAAAAAAACTTATAAAGTACCTACTTTTGGAAAGATTTTTAAAATAATTGATTTTGGAAGGAGTATTTATAAATACGAAGGAAAACTATTTTGTAGTGATAGTTTTCAAAATGGCAATGATGCTGCTAGTCAATATAATACAGAACCTTATTTTGATGAGAAAAAGCCACGTTTGGAACCAAATTTCAGCTTTGATTTATCACGTTTAGCTTGTTCTATTTTTGATTATTTGGTTGATGATTTAGATGAAATAAAAAATTTAGATGAAATTACCGATCCTGTAAAAAAGTTGATTGTTGAATGGTGTTTGGATGATAAAGGGGTCAATTTATTATATAAAAATAATGGAGATGAAAGGTACCCAGATTTTAAATTATACAAAATGATAGCAAGACATGTTCACAATCACATCCCTCAAGCTCAATTAGAACGACCAGAATTTAAACAATTTATAATAGAAGAAAGTCTAGATGTTCACAATAACGAAACTATTAAAAATCAAAATACTATTAAAATCAACATTGATAAAATACCTTCATTATTATAAATTATAACAACAAAGCTTAAATTATTATATTTTTTTGTAAGAATATAATAATAATATAAAATAAAATGAGCATTAATAATTATGGGTTTATAATGACAAGACACGTAAATTCTCAAACAACAAATAATTATTGGAATAATAGTATAAAATGTATTAGACGATTTTATCCAGATGTTAAAATAATAGTTATTGATGATAATAGTAATTATGATTTTGTAAAAGCTCAACATGAATATAAAAATGTTGAAATAATACAATCAGAATTCAAAGCTCGTGGTGAATTATTACCTTATTATTATTTTTATAAAAACAAATTTTTTGAAAATGCTTTTATTATACATGATAGCATTTTTATTCACAAAAAAATTAATTTTGATAAAATAAAAGAGATAGATGTTTTACCATTATGGCATTTTAATCCAGATAAAGAAAATGTAATAAATTCCTTGAAATTAGTATCAAATTTTAGAAATCACTATGCATTGTATAAACAATTAACATTAAGCGATACAATGGTACTTGGAAGAAAACCAGAATGGAATGGTTGTTTCGGTGTTCAAAGTTATATAAATCATAATTTTTTAGTAAGAATAGCAAATAAATATAATTTGTTTACTTTATTGAATAAAGTAACTTCACGACCAGATAGATGTTGTTTAGAAAGGATATTTGGCTTATTATTCAATTTAGAATCAGGTGTTACAAAAACTTACAAATCATTATTTGGTAATATACATGATTATAATGGTGCATTTGATTATACATATGATAAATATAATTATGATTTAACTATCAAAAAAAAATTACCTAAAAGTATTATCAAGGTATGGAGTGGGCGCTAATAGCAACTTTTCCACCTTTAGAAAAGGTGGATATTGATAAATTCAGTTCTCTCTCTTTGCGACAACAACCCCCACAAAAATTTAATCCTTGGTAATGTTCTCTTGTATATCTTATTTTTATAAAAAATTTCGTAAACGAATAATACTAATTTCTTATTTGTGTAATTAGACAAAATAAAATTACGTTTTAAAATATTTTTAAATTTTATCATTATAGAATCACGTATATAAACGTTAGAATTACAAAAATACACTAAATCATGTAATAAAATACTATAATTGTAATTAAACGCATACAAATTTTTTATAATATTGTAATCTTCTTGAAATGTTACAATATCTAAAAGAAGTGTTTTAGGTTTCACTTCATATGTATAAGGTATTATATAATTATTAACAAGTTCTTCTGGTATTGTTTTGAGATATTTTATATCTATTTGGTTAGTCATAAATATAATAAATAAATAACAAAATGTATTTATTATAATTTTTATTTAATACAAGTTACAAGTTTTGGATTGTATTTTAACATCACCAAAAAAATATGATATTTGGCTCCACCTTTTCTAAAGGTGGAAAAGGTGAATTAGAATTCAGGATTATTAGTAAAAACTGGTGTTGTTCCACCTGTTAATTTATCACCATTTTGCATAACTGGTTTCAGTTGTTCTAATATGAAATATCCAGAAACAACACTAAAATATACCAATAAGGCATCTCTTAGTAATAATTTCAATGGTTTACTATCTTTTTCAATATACCTCATTTCAATAAATTTCATAACTAAAAAAATGATTGAGATAACTGCTGCTATTATAAAAATATTATCCATTCTATCCTTATTATTAAAATACTAAAGCAGTTTCTTATTTTTGTTTAAACGCAAATTTTTATATTAGTTTCATTTCATAATTAAAAAATTCAAAGTCCTTTTTATAAAATTCGTTAACTAATTTTATGGAAGCATTATTCAAATAAGTATTATAGTTTTCTTTTTTAATATTTTGTTTATTTTTATGAAAAATGAAATTAAAATCGTTAAACCCATACTTTTTCAAATCCTCTGTTAAAGTTTCTGTTTTAAAAATAGTGATATTTGGAATAATTTTATTATTTTTGTCTATTAAAAATTCATATTGTGGTATGTTATGATTGTCGTGACTGTCTTCGTAAATATATTTTGTTATAACTTTATATACATCATCACTACTTGTATTTTCTTTTATCAAATCAAAATAAAATAAATCACTAATAATTCTGTCATAAGGGTTTCTTACGATTGTAATAATTTTCAAATCTTCATTAAAATCAACTTCTAGGGTATTTTTGTATTTACAGATTTTTTTATAAGTTAAATGTTGTAGTGATGATATTAACTTAAATTTTTCATACAAAATATGATTATATAGACCTGTAGAATATAATGTTTGTGTATTTGTTTTTTTTAAATATTGTTCCAAAGAAGTGCCTCCTGTTTTGGGTATATGAATAAATAAAAGATTTAAATCTTTATAATAAGGCATTTTTATAATATTTATATAAATAATAATAATATAAATATTATAAAATTATTTTATTATTATTTATTCTCTAATCTAAAAGTTCTATATCATCGATAATTAAATCTGGTAATGTTTCTAATTCTGGTTCGTTTATTACATGAACATCTAAAGCATCTAAATTTACCGATTCATCAAAAATTGTAATTTTTTGATTATTTGATTCGTCATCATCAGTTTCAAGTTTTCTTTGATTATATCTGAGTTCGCTAAGTTCTTCTAATCTCTCTATATTTTTTGGTGCATTTATCTTTTCTTCTTGATTAAATTGATCCTTTACTAAATCAATATCACTGAATGATAGTTTTGTATTTGTAGTATCTTTATTATTAATTAAATTAGATTCTTGGGTTTTTACAACACCATTTCCAATGGCATTTTCATTCATTTCCGTGTTATCATTTTTAATAGGTTCTTGAATATATTCCTCTTTGATTTCTTCTACAACATCTTCCTCCATAGTTTCATCCATATAAGCCTTTAATATTGATTCAACAGGAACACTTTCTCTCAATGAATTCAAAATGCATTCCTGAACAATCACTTCTAGTTCTCTATTGTATTTTTGTATTTGTAATGGAGCTACATTCAATTCAAATAAATATACATTTTTATATATTTTTCTTGCTACGTGAATATATACTTTATGAATAAAATCATCTAATTTGGGAATACTAATATCTATTTTTTTTTGTTTTTGACCAACTCTCATAACAGTTAATATTTTTAGTTGAATAATATGAACACATGTTATTAAATCTTCTAAATAAGAACATCCAGATTTTTCACAAATACGTTTTTTCTCATTTTCAATGATTGTTTGATTCCATTTTGGAACTCTTGTAATAAAATTTTGAAATGTCATTAAATATTTTTCCATTTCGTTGTTTTCTTTGCATAATTTAACTGCTTCATCTAATATTGATCTATAACCGTCAATAATTAAAGGTGTTAATATAGAAATTAACCGTGCACTCCATTCATTTCTACTTTCGTGAAGTGTTGAAATATTAAAATCATCCATAGTGTTATTACATAAAACTAATATTTTCTAGAGACAAATCTAAACTCAAAAATAAAAAATTTAAAATAAAAAGAATTAGTAGTTTTTCATTTCTAAATTCTTTTCTAACCTTATTATACGTTATCAATAATTCGTATTTTTTCTCATTAGTCATTTTATCTATTATTAATTTATTTGTTTCTAAAAGTTCTATAATATCCATTGCACTATAACTTTTTTCATATAATTTCAAAGAAAAATTGATTAATTCATTTAATGTTATTTTTTTTGTTTTTTCTGTTCCTGTTCCCATAGTTTTTTCTATAGATTTTTTTAACTTATCAAGATGTTGTGCCTTAAACTCATTCATTTTAAAAATTTCATTAATATTATATTTATATAAATTTATAATTTCCTTATTATACTCGGGCTCTGGAACATAGATTTCACAAAATCTAGATAAAATCGGTTTTAATAAATTGTATTTATCTTCAATAATAATAAAAAATCTTGTATTATGGCTAAATAATTCAATACATCTGCGTAACGCAGATTGTGCATCCATAGTTAATTTATCAGCGTTTAATAATATTATACTTTTAAAAATGTCACCACCATTTGAATTTATATGCGTTTTTGCAAAAAATTTTAATTCTTCACGTATAAATTTTATACCTTTTCCATGGGAACAATTAACATACATGACAAAATTTTTAATTTTGTCTTTATTATTTTCGTAAATAGTATGGATAAATTCATTTACAAGAGTTCTCTTACCACTACCAGATGGTCCATGAAAAATAATATTGGGGATCTTATGTATTTTATGAAAATAAGCTAGTTTTTCTTTTATTGTTTGATGTATATTCAATGTTGTCATTTTATTTTTTTTAATTAATAATACAATAGTAATATAAATATTGCATATTTTTTATATGATAATATAACTTAATTATATACTTATTATTAGCAGTCATGTCTATATATTTTATTAAATAAACTTAAAAACAACATACTATTAAAAATTATATAATAACATGTTACGTCGTGGATTATGCACTGTTAATAGAATGATTCAAAGTTCTGCCTTGAATGTTTTTGAAAAATCTTGTTATCATAAAATTGATTTTAAAATCAGCGAGGATGCATCTGTAAAAGATGCAGTAAATCGTTTTACTGCTTTTAATATTGGTTGTCTCGCTGTAACTGATAAAAATAATAAGGTGGTTGGTGTATGTTCAGAACGCGATTTTATCTCAAAAGTTGCACCTTATGAGAAAGATTTGAAAGAAACAAAGGTTAAAGAAATTTGTACATACACTCCTATTATTATTGCAAGAAAAGACGATTCATTAGAAACTTGTATGAACAAAATGATGTTCAAGGATATACGTCATTTACTTGTTGTTGACGACAAAAATGAAGAATTTATTGGTATGATTTCCATTAAAGATTTAATTAAAGAAATCATGAAGAAAAATGATGATGTTGTTACTAGATTAAGTGATTTCAAAATGGGAAAAGGTGCTTATTTTGGAAGTGAATAATTTATAAATATTAAATAATATTAATTTGAATAAAAATAAATATTATTTACTACAGATTATACTGCGTTTGTTAATGAAAATGTATATGGATTTGAACGGAATGCATCCAATATATCTGGTTGAATTCTATCACAACCAATGCATTCATTATAATATTGTGGAGCGCGTACAGCACCATAAGTTGTAACTGAAGGAGGCATTTGAGAAACATTGGAATATGCTGGGTTGACGCGACCATCTAATCTATCGCTATCACTTTTAATAGTGGTCAAATTCATTTGTTGATTAAAAAGTTGAGTACCTCCTTGGTTTGGTCTATTATCAATTGTAGAAGATTTGATGTCATTATTATGTTGCATATATGCGGCGTCATAACTCATATCACCATATTGGGTTGCTTGTCCACCAGCTGTCCCAATATAATCACAACTTGTTGTATCTCTCTGTGTTAAATCCATAGGCGTGTAATTATTAACATACAAACTCTCTTTTTGATTATTAATATTGAAATGTGGAGAATACAATGTAGTTTCTTTAATTGTAGTTGTCGTCGTATCATTTGGATTATTAACATATCCCTTAGGAACATATGGTGCAGCATCTCCATAAACTCTAACATTTCCCATAATTTCCTCTTTTCGCGATGGTCTTAAAACGTCCATAAAGGGAGCAATTACTGCACCAATAGCACTGCTGAATCCACTACGGTGTGTGTCTGGTTGTTTTAAAGTTGATCTGTGATTTGGAGTCATACCTTTGGTTAAACTTTCAATTCTTTTATCGCCATCTGTAATTGGACCACGTCCAACAGCTGTAGAACAATTAACATCTTTACCAGGAAGGTTCACTCTCTTACTTGGTTCAAAATTAGTAGGAGCTACAGTTGCTTGTCTATCTACTGCACCAGCAGGACCTAAATAATCAGATGCTATATCATTTCTTCTAATAACTCCCATTTCTTCAATTGGGCGTAATCGTTCACCCTTTTCTGCACCATTTGTGGTAAACCAACGATCCTGTGTATTAATAAAAAAAGTGTCAGGGCGCTGCTTTTCAACACGTCCTAAAAGACCCACATTTTTAATGGTTGATTCAGCCGGACCCTCATGGTTTGTTAATTCATATTCCAATTTTGGATTTGTTGCAACACGAAGCTGATCAACTGTATATGGTAACCATTTATCACGTGCTTCCATACCAGAATTAAAACCATTACTTCCATTTACACCATATCCTTGATCCAAACCGGGTCCAACATACAAGGAATCAAAAGGTTTCACATTATTATTTTTCATTGCAGGATATACACGTGATTGAAAAAAATCACTATTGTTTGGTGTACCATATGCCCAATTCATATTAGCTTCAGGTTTAAACAACGGAGCCTGTTCTATTTTTTTAATTGTTTGAGAACTATTACCTACCATATTGTCTAAAATCACCTCTGCGAATTTATTAGTAAAAGTATCACTTTTCACTTTACCTCCATTAAAAGGAACCATATTATTATGTTTAAATTGTTCTGTATCCAAATAATTACCTGTTAGTGAATAAATTTGTTGAGGATCACGTCCTACACTAATACCTTTTCTTACATTTTCTTCATAAACATTTTGATTAAAATACTTATCTGTTGCTGTATTTGGGTTTGCATAATTGTTTACAGTGTCAATCACTTGATTTATATTTTCTACAGGAAAATTTTGTGGTGGAATATTATTATTAGGTAAATAATTAACATTTCTTCCCATATTTACAAAAGCCTCTTGTTTTTGAGAATTTTTATTATAAGTAACTTGTTTTTTACTACTTTTATTATCATTGTTATTTTGATTTGATACTACATACATTCCACCTAATGCTATTAAAGGAATGGCTATTTCCATATTTTATATTTATATATAATAATTAATATTATTTTAAAATTATAATATATATTCATAATATTTCTTGTATTTTTATATATATTGACAAGAATCAGTATTACTGCAAATATTTGGTCCACCTACATAAGTACCTTTTATTAAATTAAAACTACCAGGTAAAAGGTTATTTGTTTCATTTATTACACAATCCCTCTTAGGAGTAAAATAATCTTTTTCTAAAATTCTTGTACTTAAATTTGTTTCAAAAGGAAAACATGTGTTTTCTTGTGGGTTTAATGGAGGATAATACCAATCAACTTGTTCTAAATCACGATACCACCAAGCTGGATTTGTCGCTCTTGATTGTTCTGTATATAAATTATTGCAAGTAGGATATTGTATAGGTTGATTTGGAACATTGTAATTTTGATAATTATCTTTTCCTAAACAATCTCTACTTAAAGGTTTATTTACACCCATTAAATCACTTTCCAAGTTAATTGTGTTTGTTCTAAGATTTGCACCCCATTTTTGAATAATAATTTGAGGATCTTCAATATAACATGGATGTGAACCATTTCCTGGTACATCCAAAATATATCTTCCAGGGCCAGTTGATTGTTGTAATTGTTTTTTTGTCCTACAAGGATCATAATAAAATCTTGTACAAGCCATAATTATATTACTATAAATATTATTATATTATAATAACATTTAATTAAAAAACAATATTATTATTTTAATTAAAATATAGTTTAAAAATATCAATATAGTATTACACTATAATAAAATGACGTCTCCTACATTATGTTTAAATATGATTGTCAAAAATGAAAGTAAAATTATCACAAGATTATTAACGTCTGTTTTACCTATAATAGACTGCTATTGTATTTGTGATACTGGGTCAACAGATAATACAATAGAATTAATTGAAACCTTTTTTAAAACAAGAAATATACCTGGTAAAATTGTGAATGAACCTTTTAAAAATTTTGCTCATAATAGAAATTTTGCATTAACTTCTTGTCTAGGTATGTCAGATTTTGTGTTATTATTAGATGCTGATATGATTTTAGATATTAAAGATTTTAAAAAAGATATGTTAAATAGTGCTGATACTTTTTACATACTTCAAGGCAACGATCAATTTTTTTATCAAAACGTTAGAATAGTTCGTAATAGTGGTTTATATAGTTATGCATGTGTTACACATGAATATATCAATACACCGTCAAATAATAGATGTAAATTAATTGAAAAAAATGATTTATTTATTATTGATATTGGGGATGGTGGCGCAAAAGGTGATAAATTTGAAAGAGATATCAAATTATTAACACAAGGATTAATTGATGAGCCTAATAATGAAAGGTATCATTTTTATTTGGCAAACAGTTATCATGATAACGGTCAATTTGAAAAAGCCATAGAATCATATCAAAAAAGAATTGATTGTGGTGGATGGTCTCAAGAAATATTTTATAGTTATTTTAAAATGGGGCATTGTTACAAAAATTTGGGTAAAATGAATGATGCTATTTGTTGTTGGTTATTAAGTATAGAAACTTTACCTGAAAGACTTGAAACAGTATATGAAATTATGAATCACTATAGAAATATAGGTAGAAATAAATTAGTTGGTCATTTTTATAGAATTGCAAAAGAAATATTAGACAAGAAACTATTTCGCGACGATCATCTATTTTTACATAATGATGTTTATACACATAAAATATATTACGAATTTTCAATTGCCGCATATTACCTTGGAATAAAAAATATAAATGATGAAATAGTGGAAATCTTTAATCATTCAATGGATGGTAATATTAATAATAATTTATTTCAAAACTTGAAATTTTATAAAGATATTTTGGTTCCTACTCACATTTATCTTTTTGACAAAAAAATAAATACTGAAATAAATGGTGATAATATAGAATTTTTATCCTCTTCTAGTTGTTTGATTCACAAAAATACAAAAAACACTATTTGTCAAAAGGAAACTAAATACTTAATGAATATGCGTTATGTTAATTATTATATTACAGAAAATGGTAGTTATATTAACTGCGAAAAAAACATTATTACTGCTAATAAATTTGTTGAGTTAGATAAAGATTTTAAAATTATCAACGTAAAATGTTTTGATATTGATTTTGATGGTAGACAATATATCGGTACAGAAGATATCAAAATTTTTAACGATGTGAATAGTGACGACATTTTGTTTATTGGTACAGGATTACACCAAAATTATTTTTTAGGTGTTGTATCAGGTAAATATGATATTAATAGTAATAAATTATTACCTATTGAAATCACGCAAAATTTTACTCAATCACACTGTGAAAAAAATTGGGTTTATGTTGATTACAATAACTCTACCCATATTATTTATAAATGGCATCCATTGCAAATATGTAAATTAGACGAAGACACTAAAACTATTAATGTTGTTAAAAATATTGATATGCCTAAAATTTTTTCTCATGCTCGTGGATCAAGTTGTGGTTTCAAATATAGTAAACAAATGGTAAATAATAACGGTAATATTACTATTAGTTATGAAGAAAACGAATTATGGTTTGTTCTTCATATTGTATCTTATGAAAGTCCAAGGCACTATTACCATATTATTGCGGTTTTTGATGAAAATATGCAATTACTGAGATATTCTGCGCCTTTTAAATTTGAAGGAGAGCCAATTGAATATTGTTTGAGTGTTGTTGTGGAAGATGAGCGTGTTTTATTGAATTATAGTACTTGGGACAGAACAACCAAAATTGGTGTATATAATAAAAATTATATTGAAGGTTTATTGAAATATAGAGCTAACAAATAAATTTTATCAAATAACATTTTTTATTATAATGAATTTTCATTATAATAAAAGTTAAAATAAGTCAAAATAACTCAAAATAACTTTATTTTGGGTCATTTTGGGTTTTAACCTAATTGAATAGAAGACATTCTAATAGTTGAATAATTTGGTGTATTGCCATCTGTTGATACTCTTACAGCATAATAGACACCCGTTGCGCCGTTTGGTGTTGTAACTGTATCTATCGCTTGCATATTTACAGTAAATGCATTTACTGGAGTAGGATCACCTCCTGGCCCACTAGTACTCAATGTCCATAAAGATGTGTTCAAGTATTTTATATAATTTTTTGCATCCGATGGATATTGAACATCACCACTATCTTCTGTAGCATAAGGACCAGTTACATATACTTTATTAGCTAAATTTAATGCAGGATTTGAAGATGAAATATTAAATCCTGTCATACCTACAAAATTTCTCATAATTGTAGCGGATAAATTATTGATACTAGATGATGGTAATGGTACATATGTTTGGAAAGATACGTTGATTATATTGGTTTGATTATTTTTTGTATTTACAAGCAAATTAGCATTATCTAAGAAATAAGCTGTTCCTCCCGTATTTACACTAGGATTTAAATAAGATGGACCTGAAAATCCTGAAAAACCAGCTACAGTTAAAATTACATTAGGAGTTCCAGTTGGTCCTTGTTGTCCAGTGAAACCTTGAGGGCCTGTTGGGCCTGTTATTGTACTTGGAGTACCAGTTGGACCTGTGAAACCAGTGAACCCTTGTGGGCCTTGGACTCCTGTTGGTCCGGTGAAACCTTGATGACCTGTGAAACCTGTTGATCCTTGAGGACCGGTTGGTCCATATTGGTTAGTAATCAAAGAATAAACAGGACCAGTTGGACCGCTTATTCCGTTTACTTGTGCATATAAATCAGTAGGAACAAAACCATTTGTACCTTGATATCCTGTTCCAATTATCTGCCATCCTCCAACAGCTTGGTCAACATTAATTTCAGGTCCCACATTGATAAACGGACTTGCAAAACCATATTGTGTATAAACTATTCCTTGTAAATCTGAGCCAATTGTAGCTACATTTTTTGCACCTGCAGGTCCTTGAATATTGATTGTTCCTGGACCCACGTATAAATCTCGCCAAGATGCACCACTAGCTCCTAGTGTATATGTATTTGTAGTATCAGGAAGTATATTTGAATTGACAATTAATGCGTTACCAGTTGTTCCAGTAAATGGTATTGAAGAAGACGATAATTTTACGTCGCCTATATAAACTGATCCTGTACCCACATATAATTCTTTCCATTTATATTCTGTAGTTCCTAACGAATAAGTTTCATTACTTAAAGGAATGATACTTCCCTGTGCTCCAACATTGATGCCTTGTGCACCGTAACTAGTTGTATCCATAATGCGTAAAACATTGTTATAGTATACATTATTGACATTATTTGGATCGACAACAAGAACTGAACCAGTGCTACTTCCTATTATATTGAGTGTTGGACCTGTTGGTCCTGTGAAACCAGTGAAACCTTGAGGTCCTTGCACTCCAGTTGGTCCAGTAAATCCAGTATCTCCTTGAGGTCCAGTTGGTCCAGTAAATCCAGTATCACCTTGAGGACCTGTTGGTCCAGTAAATCCAGTATCACCTTGAGGACCTGTAAATCCAGTATCACCTTGAGGTCCTGTAAATCCAGTATCTCCTTGAGGTCCTGTTGGTCCAGTAAAACCAGTATCTCCTTGAGGACCTGTAAATCCAGTATCACCTTGA